AATAGGCCAAAAGTTTGGAAAATGCCTTCTGCTTTAGAACTCCCGGACGAAGCTATAGAATTAGCTGAATCCCAGGGTATAATTTATCGTTGGATTAGAGAGTCTATACTAGGACAAGATGACAAAACGAATGTCTCAAAAAGATTTCGTGAAGGATTCGTCCCAGTAAGACCAGACGAGCTCCCAGGATTTCATGATTTACCTACAGTCGATGACGGTCGACACGCTGGAGTTATAGGAGTGGGTGGATTGATATTGTGCAAAATTGATAAAGATATCGCAGATCAAAGAAATAATTTCTTTGAAAAACAAACCCAAAACCAAATGACTGCTGTGGAAAACGACCTAATGCGTGAAGAGAATCCTTCGATGCCAATTTCAAGTAAAATGTCATCAAAGGTTACTTTTGGTGGAAGTGGTAAATAATCACTTCTAAATATAAAAATTAACTAGGAAACTATTATGGCAAATACAAATGCTAAATTCGGTTTAAGACCTATAGGAAAACTCGGAAGCAATGTTAACAGCACTGGTACTACTGAGTATGATATCCTTACAGGAACAACCGGAAGTATTTTTACAGGCGATCCAGTTAAAATGATCAGTACAGGCGGCATTGCAGTCGCAGCTGCTGGTGATTTACTATTGGGAGTCTTTCAAGGATGTCAGTACACTGATTCAGCCGGAGATGTGCAATACTCATCTTACTGGCCGACAACAACTGCTTCATCCGATGCGGTGGCTTTCGTGGTTGACGATCCTAATGCTTTATTTGAAGTTCAAAGTGCAGCTACAGGTAGTGTGGTACAAACAGTTATCGGTTTAAACGCTGATATTGTTTACACTGCTGGTAGTACAACTAACGGTAGATCTAATGTAGATCTCAGTGGCACTATGGCAACAGGTACGGCTCAATGTAGAATTATAGGATTTTCTAATGACCCAGAGAATAACGCTCTAGGTACTGGAAGTCTTTCTACATACGTCAACATGATTGTTAAAATTAACGAGCATACTTATGCTCAATTGGTAGGAGTATAATAATGGCGATTAATCGATCACAGCTAGCAAAAGAGCTAGAACCAGGTCTAAACGCTTTATTTGGAATGGAGTACGACCGCTACGAAAACGAACATGCTGAAATCTTTGAAACTGAGTCTTCGGACAGAGCTTTTGAAGAAGAAACACTGATTGTTGGTTTTGGTAATGCTAAAGTAAAAGGCGAAGGAAACTCAGTTGAATTTGATTCAGCTTCCGAAGGCTTTACTTCAAGGTATTCACACGAAACCATTGCGTTAGCGTTCGCTCTTACCGAAGAAGCAATAGAAGATAATCTTTATGATCGTCTAGGTGCTAGATACACCAAGGCGTTAGCAAGATCTATGGCTCATACTAAGCAAGTAAAAGCAGCTGCTGTTTTGAACAATGCTTTCTCATCCAGTTTTACTGGTGGAGATGGTGTTGCTCTTGTAAGTACAGCTCATCCTTTAGCGGGTGGCGGTACTTTAAGCAACAGGCCTAGCACTTACTCTGACTTAAATGAGACTTCGTTAGAAGATGCGTTGATTTCTGTATCAACTTTTACCGATGATAAAAGCATGATTCTTGCCCTTCAAGGTAAGAAACTAATCATTCCACCACAATTACAATTTGTGGCAGATAGATTGCTTCAAACACCGGGAAGAGTTAGTACGTCTGACAACGACATCAATGCTATTAAGAACATGGGCATGGTCCCAGAAGGTTATTCAGTTAACCATTTCTTAACAGATAACGATGCGTGGTTCTTGATGACAGATTGTCCTGATGGATTTAAACACTTCGAGAGATCTGCTCTTTCAACTTCTATGGAAGGTGACTTTGATACTGGCAACGTCAGATTCAAAGCTAGAGAAAGATACTCATTCGGATGGTCAAATCCAAGAGCAGTCTTTGCATCTCAAGGAGCGTAAGTTCTAAAAAAGGAAAGGGAGCTTCGGCTCCCTTTTTTTTGTTTTGTTTTTGGTCATATCTGGTATACAATCAAAAGGACTAGGATAATTATATTTGTTTTATCGACTGACCTAGCAGACAAGCCGAGACGATAAGACTTATTTTTTCAGGAGAAAAGATTATGGCGAATTCGACATTTAGTGGACCAGTCAGGTCCGAAGGTGGTTTTGAACAAATCACGGTAACAGCATCAACTGGTGCAGTAACCACAAATCTTGACGTTGACTCAAGCGGTAATATAACTACAACAGGATATGTTTCTGCTTATTCCAATATTAGTAGCATCACAACAGCAACAAAAAGCGTAGAATCAACTGATTCAGGTACTGTTTATACTTTAAATAGAGCGGCAGGTATTGTGGTTACACTACCTACAGCAGCAGCAGGTTTAAACTACACTTTCATAGTTGGTACAACTTTTACAGGTGCAGGACAAATTAATACAGATAACACCAGTGATTTATTTTCTGGTTTTGCTCAATTATTTGATCCAGCAACAGCCGGAGACACTAATACCTTTATACCTGATGCCAGCAATGACGATACCATTGATTTGGGATCAGCAGCACAAGGTTGGTTAGTAGGTGGAGTAATCCGTTTATACGCTACAACAGCAGCAGTATGGCATTGTGAAGCATTCCTACACGGGGATGGTACTTTAGCAACTCCATTCGAGTAAGGAGTAAATAATGGCTATATCAGATGTCAAAGCAGTCACTATAACTGCTGACACAGTTGCTCTAGATGCTGATGGTATATCGGTAGCAGCAGCGGTAGGAAATAACGCAGCACTTGTAATAGGTGGCGCGTTGGCTTCTGGCGGTGCGGTTGCACTAAGCCACGGGAGGATTGTAACGATTCTCTCAGCTGGTGACGATTCAGCTAAATCATTTACAGTTACTGGAACCGATGTTGATGGGGATTCTCAAACAGAATCGATTACAGGTGCTAATGCAGGAACCGCTACTGGATCCAAATATTTCTTAACAATATCTGGTATTTCAGCAGTTGGTAATCCAGCTGGTAATGTAAGTGCCGGAGTTAATGCTTCAGCATCTGATGTTATCTTTGCAGGTAGAGCAAGGTTAAAAGGTATTTATTTAACAAGTACAGCAACAGCAGGAACAACTAATTTTTTAGAATACTCTCCAACAGGAACAAGTCTTATGAAATTAAGTTCAGTTGCTAGTGCTACTGCAACACGAGATGTAGTAATGCCAGATGAAGGTGTAGTATTTATTGATGGAATTTATATTCAATATACTGTATCAACATTTTTAACAATGACTGTATTTCACGCTTAGGAGCAATTATGGCTAAACAATATGTAATTTCGGAAACTGGTGAATTTCCAGCACAATATAAAGTTCTTAAATTAGACGAAGATGGGATATATAGACCTGTATTTGGTCCAGACCCTGATTTAGAAGATGCAGAACGTAAATGTGGTGAAATGAATGGTGATAGATCAAGAAACGATAAAGGACAACTTATCGGTGATGACTTGTCTACACCAGATGTTAATGAAGCTTATGTTGGTGGTAAAAAACCAACTAAGAAGAAAACATCAGCTAAGAAAGTAACAAAAAAAACTACTTCTAAAAAGAAGTAGTATCATTTATATTTATAATACTCTGATAAAACGGAGTATTGTAAGTATTCAATTAATTGGAGGGTAATATGCCTAATAAAAATATGGGTTTGAAAAAAAAGAACAGAGGTATGTCTGGATATATGGGTGGAGGAAAATCTACAATGATGCCTAAAGCTCCTATGAGTGCAATGTATCGTAATGGCGGTCAACTTAATTATAATAAAGGTGGCGGAACAGAGGTTGGTAAAGAAGCTACTTCATACAAAGAGTATGTAAAAGAAATGTTTGGTGGTGGTAAGACTTCTAATGAACCTGCTATAAAAAGAAATAAATAACTAGTCAATAGTTATGCCAATAAGGAAAGACAAACCTATACCTAAAACAACAAAAGGTAAGGGAGCTAATTACAGACCTACTAAAAGTGGTGCTGGTATGACTAAGAAAGGAGTTGCAGCTTATAGAAAAGCAAATCCAGGTTCTAAGTTAAAAACAGCAGTTACAGGAAAAGTAAAAAAAGGTAGTAAAGCAGCTAAAAGAAGAAAGTCTTATTGTGCAAGATCAGCAGGTCAACTTAAAAGAAGTTCAGCTAAAACAAAAAACGATCCTAACTCTAGAATTAGACAGGCTCGAAGAAGATGGAAATGTTAATGGAAAAAAATAAAAAAGATTTTTCTTCTAATAAAAACAAAGTAGTATTTACTACAAAAAATGGTATTACTATAACTAGAATTAAAAAGGAAAAATAATGGCTACAAGTGGAACTACTACATTTAACTTAGACATAAGCGATATTATGGAAGAAGCTTATGATCTTTGTGGATTAGAGTTGCGTTCA